AGCGGCAAGCGCTCAAGACCTCACCACTGACACTGTTGGCTTGCTTAGCAACATCGTGCTGGGACCTGTTTTCCAAAATTACAACTTCATCAGACCTCTAGTTTCAGGTATCGGCGTAAGGGCGATGCCTGCAGCACCACAAAAAACTTTTATTCGACCAGTCATTACACAGCACACTTCAGCTGCAGTGCAGACCGAAGGCGCACAGGTTGACAGTCAGAAAATGACGCTTAGCGCGAACTCTGTCACAAAAAGTACGGTAGCTGGGTCCGTTTTTGTCTCACAACAAGATATGGACATGACCTCGCCCGAAGCAATGAACACGATTTTGACAGACCTCAGTGGTCAGTATCTCAAAGCCACAGACACGTTGGCATGTACTGCAATTTTGGCTGCAAAACAGACCAGCGGTTTTACTTGGACAGTAACAACTGGTGACCCAACAGGATTGATGAATGCGCTGTACGGTTGTGCTTACAACATCAGCAACAGCACCAACCTGTTTGCAACCCATCTTGTGGTTTCTGTAGACGTATGGCAAAAACTGGGCAGCCAGTTAGACGCAGACAAGCGCCCACTGTTTCCAGCAATCGGTGCACCAGGCCTGATTGGTCAAAACACTTTGGGTGCAGGTTCAGCTGCATCATGGTCAGGAATGAACCCAATGGGCCTAGAAATTTTGGTAGACGCCAACCTTTCTGCCGGCACATTCCTTGTGGTTCACGCCCCAGCTTGCGAATTCTACGAACAAGTACGCGGCATTATGTCGGTAGACAACCCAGATTTGTTGGGCCGCACGTTTGCTTACTACGGCTACTTTGCGACATTCTTCCAGGATGCAACAGACGCCACAGCAGGTTCACGTTTCGTTCAATCCGTAACAGTCGCCTAGTCGAAAGGCGGTTGACCGCCAATGGCTGTTTTCACTGTTACCCATAAACAACTGACGGACAACTACGCCGTACTGCAATTACTGACCCCCACAGATATTGCAGTAGGGCAGTCCATCACCGTTGCCAGCGTTGGTGCACCATTTAATGGCACCTTTACTGTTTACGATTGCCCAAACTATGAATTTTTAGGCATCGACACTGAAGGCGATCTGCTTTTCAATTATCAAGTAATCATTGAAAATCAGGTGCTGTTTGCTTGCACTGGCAGCGATGTTGTACGCACAGCAAGCTCTGGCACTGTCACCTATGCCCCAGTGTGTCAATGGATTACATCAACAAACATTGAAGACTGGTTAGGAATAGGAACAGCCAGCGCATTAGATGCCGCATTTTTGACATCATGCGCGTCAGCTGCCAACCAATTCTGTTACCGCCGCCGGCAGGAAGCAGGCTATTTTGACAGTTTGAGCACCAGCCCATCTGGTGACGTTTCGTTGGGCACCATCATGTACGGGGGCGCCCTATACCGTCAGCGCGGCAGTGTTGACACTTTCGCATCATTTGACAACATGCAAAGCGCCCCACCAGTAGCACTATCGGGCATGGTGAAACAGTTGCTGGGCATTGACCGCCCTGCTGTGGCCTGATCATGCCAGTTGCCTACACAGACCTATTCAACGAAGCGCTAGATGATCTGGCAGCGAAACTGAACACTGTTACAGGCCTCACTGTGGTCACTGACCCCCGCAATCTTGCTGCACCCTGCTGCCTAATCAATGCCCCATCATTCACCACACCATTTATGACCAACAAAGCTGTGCAGCTTACATTCCCTGTGCAAATCATTACCCTGGGGCCATACAACCTGGATGCACAACGCAGCCTGCTAAACACTATGGCCAAAGTGCTTTCAGCAAATGTGGCTGTTACAGATGGCCGCCCAACCAGTATTGAAATTGGTGGGGTGCTAATGCCAGCCTATGAAATGACCGTAAACATGAAAGCGACAGTATGAAACACTTTATTGAAAGCGAAAAACTTGGCAAAGTAGGCGAAGAATACGATGCCGAAGCGGCAGCCGCCACCGGCATCAATGTTGACGCCCTTATTTCAGGCGGTTTTATATCCGTACAAAAGGCACCCAAATCTGCTAAAACTAAAAGTGACCCAGAGGAGAAGTAGCAATGGCAACATCAGTTTTTCTTTCCAATATCAGCACCCTTACCGTGAATAGCGTTTCGCTAGTCGATCAATGCACCGGCATCACTTTTACGAACTTGAAAGAAAGTTTGGATGTGACCACCCTGGCGGATACATCCCGCGTCAATAAAGGCGGGTTGTTCAATAATGAAGTGACCATGACCCTTTTTCAAAGCTACATCACCGCAGAAACTTTTGCCACATTGTCAGGCCTAGTGGGCACCCAAACAACAGTTGTTGCAAGCGTTGTAGATGGTGCTGTAACGAAAACCTTTACCCTGGCAAATTGTTACCTAGAAAGCCTGCCAGTGATTTCAGCCAGTTTGGGTGAGATGTCGACCGTTGACGTCACCTTCACTGGCGGCACTTATTCAGTCGCATAAACCTGGCCAACACTGGCCCGACACAGAAAGACAGCCATGAAAATAAAACTGAGAATTACACCAGACAGCGGTTTAGCTGCACTGATAAAAAACGGCAGCGGCACAGGCCCAATTGAAGTAACCACCAACCTGTTTTGTATTGCAGAGTGGGAACGAACAGAAGGCCGCAAAATCAGTGATGGGCGCGGCATAGGCGTCACTGACCTAGTTTGCTGGGCTTACACCATGCTGAAACAAACAGGTCTGAACCATTTGGCACCTGAACCAACGTGGCGCGAATGGTTGCAAAATCATCCTGATTGTGAAATAACCAGTGTGGATGAGACAAACCCAAACCCTACGGACGCGGCCACTACCGATACCAACTAGCACAAATCTTATTTGTGACAGGGTTTTGGCCGCCTGAAATACCATTTGACACCCGTGATGTGCAAACCATCATTAGTGTGATCAATAAAGAAAACAAAAGGCGTTGATGTGGCAAATGTTTCAACAACAGTGCAGGTGGCTGGCCTAAAAGAAACAATCAATTCTTTACGCAAGATCGACCCCCAGCTGCAAAAAGACTTCAAAGCAGAAGCAACACAAATAGCCCAACCAGCAATCAACGCAGGGAAAGCCGCCTACCGCCAATTTCCGTTATCTGGCATGGGCAGAGCCTGGGCACAACGTGGCCGGCGCATCTTCCCATTTGATCTAGGCAAAGCTGCTGCAGGCGTCAAAATGCGATTTGATACCAGACGCAATGCTGTGGGCGTCATTTTGATTGAACAAAAAGATGTGGGCGCTGCAGTGTTTGAAGTAGCAGGCCGCCGAAACCCAAACAATTTGGCAACATCGTTAGACGCTATGGCCACGTCAAAAGGCTTTGCCATAGGTCAACCAGGGCGAACCCGTATCATTGGGCCAGCGGTCTACAAAGCCAGGCGGGATATTGAAGGCGAGATGGAAAAAATGATATTGAGAACAATAAATGAGATACAGGGGCAGGTCAACCTGTGAGCCTGTCTATTCCCATCATCAGTGAATTTGATGGCAAAGGCGTCAAGCAAGCCATCAAACAATTCAAACAACTTGAAGGCGTAGGCGCTAAAGCACAATTTGCTATCAAAAAGGCTGCCATACCTGCGGCAGCTGCCATTGGCGGTTTGGCATTTGCATTAGGTGACGCCACCAAAGCCGCAATGGAAGACGCCGCCGCGCAAAGTCAATTAGCCCTGGCATTAGAAAACAGTGCTGGTGCCAGTGCAGCACAAGTCAAACAAACTGAAAATTTCATTGGTGCAATGTCACGCGCCACAGGCGTAGCAGATGACCAATTACGCCCAGCAATGGCTGCACTTGTACGTGGCACCAAAGATGTGCAAGCAGCACAAAACTTGATGGGCCTAACCCTTGACATTGCCACAGGCCTGCAAATGGACCAAACCACAGTGGCAGAAGCACTGGCTAAAGCACAGCAGGGCAACTTCAAAGCATTGCGAAGCCTAACCCCAGAAATGGCTGCACTGATCAAAGAAGGTGCAGACCTAAATACTGTGATGGATGTTTTGGGCGGCACATTTGGTGGCGCGGCATCAGCAGCTGCAGAAACTGCTGCAGGCAAAATGAAAATACTTTCAAACAGTGTGGCCGAAACCAAAGAAAGCATCGGCGCGGCCCTGCTGCCAGTAGTCGAAGCAGCCTTACCAATCTTGCAAAAATTTGCTGACTGGGCACAAAAAAACCCAAACGCATTTCTAGCCATTGCAGCTGCCATAGGTGGCATTGCTATTGCCATCACAGCAGTCAACTTTGCAATGGCACTGAACCCATTTACCGCAATTGCTGCCGGCATAGCCCTGCTGGTAGTAGGCGTGATCTATGCCTACAACAAATTTGAGACATTTAGAAACATCATCAAAAACGTGATCAATGGGGTGGCATCCTATTTTGAATTTATGGCAAACGCCTGGGTGACTGCAGCCAATATCATCATCAAAGGTTTGAACCTCATCAACCCATTTGATGACATTCCCTATATTCCAAAAATCAGCATTGGCAGAATGTCAAACGACAGCGACACCAGCGGGGGTGGCATGGTCATACCCAAAATGGCTGATGGCGGCATAGTCACAAGCCCAACTATTGCCATGATTGGTGAAGCAGGCCCTGAAGCAGTTATACCGTTAGACCGCATGAGAAACAGCGGCGGCATCACTGTCAACGTCACAGGCGGTTTGGCAACTAGCGCCGAAATTGGCCAGGCTGTAGTGAATGCAATCAGGGCTTACAATCGATCAGCAGGCCCCGCAAACATTCAGGTGGCCTAATGGCTGGTGCAGCAATCGTTGAAGCAGGCGTATATGACCTTCAAATAGATACAGGCTTTTTGCAAGATGCTTTCATATTGGATGCAAACCCGCAAGGCTTATTGAATAGCACCACCTATGTTTTGGATGGCACAACCAACTTTGCATCAGTAATTGACAACACCCTAAGCATCAACGCTCAACGCGGCAGGCGTGACGTTGGTGACCAATTTAGTGCCGGCACAATGTCATTTGTTTTGAACGACACAGCCGCCAATGGGGTTTTCAATCCGTTTGATACTTTGTCGCCCTACTATGACCCAGCCACAGCACAACCAGGTTTGGCACCGATGCGAAAAGTCAAGCTGAGCAGATACAGCGCCACCAACGTGGAAGAAATTCTGTTTTCAGGTTTTATTGTGAATTATGATTACAACTTTGAATTAGGCGGCTTGGACACAGTGACCGTTTATTGTGCTGACCAGTTCTATTTGCTGGCACAAACCTACATGGATGAATTCAACGTATCCGAACAATTATCTAGCGCCCGCGTGACCGCTGTGCTAGACCTGCCAGAAGTTGCCTACCCATCTGGCGCCCTGCATCGCGATATTCAAACAGGCACCCAAACACTGGGTGGCGCGTCAGCTTTCACCATCCCACTAGGCACCAATGTCAAATCATATTTTGATCAAATTCAACAGGCCGAACAGGGCCGCATTTACATGAGCAGATCAGGGGTGTTGACATTTGAACCCCGCATAGGCAACACCCTTTCAGCCAGCGTTGCAGATTTCCATGATGACGGCACCAACATCCCCTATTCAGGCGTAGGCATTACCTTTGAAGCAGATCAGGTAGTAAACCGCGCCACAGTCACCATTGCCGGCAGCAGCACCGAACAAACCGCCAATGACCTAGCCAGCCAGGCAAAATACTTTATTCAAACCGCCAGCATCACAGGCAGCCTGCTACACAACAACACAGCTGCCCTAGACCTAGCCACCTACTTGATCGAAGGTGAACCAGAAGCCCGCTACACCAGCGTCACCACCAACCTGGCCATGCTCACCACAGCCCAACGTGACACAGTGGCCATCATCGACATAGGCCAAACCATCACCATTGAAAAGAGCTTTCAAAGCGGCACAGGCACCAGCGAACTAGCCCAAGAACTAAGTGTGGAAGGTATCCAACACCAAATCAATATAGGCCAATCCCACACCATCACCCTGTTTACAGCCCCTACCACAATTGTCTATGAATTTTTGTTGAATGACGCTGTGTACGGGATTATTGGAATAACTGACCCACAGCCTGTTTTGGGATAAAGTAAACCTATGGGCGCTAATGCAACAACCTTTGTGCCGGCCTATGTGGCTGGCGAAGTTTTGACAGCTGCAGATTTAACTGTAACCAATAGCGGCATCCCCGTTTTTGCTGATAGCACAGCGCGTGATGCAGCATTTGGTGGCACAGGCGAAAAGGTTTTAGCTGAAGGCCAGTTTGCATATTTGGAAAGCACCAACGCCACGCAATATTATGATGGCGCAGCTTGGGTGGCAGTAGGAACTACGCCTGGCCTTGTGCTAGTTACTGCTGCAAGTTTTAGTGCTGTTACAAGTTTCAGTTTGCCGACCGATACTTTTAGCGCAACATACGCCAACTATCGCATTGTAATCGATGTTCAATCATCATCAAATGACAGCACATTCACGATGAGATTACGAACCGCAGGGTCAGACAACACAACCTCTGTATATAACACAATGTTGAGCGGAACGACAAGCGCGACAGGTGCCTCAATTTTTATCAACAGCATAAACACAACCAGTTTCGGTGCGGGAACAATACACACAACAGTTCCTTTGTACGCATTAAGCATGGATGTCGTAGCGCCGCAATTAGCAGTTCGCACAGACTTATTAGCCAACATTGTGACAAGCACTAGCGGCGGCTTTCAAGGTTATGCAGGTGGCCTTACTTTTAAAGATGCAACCCAATTTGACAGTTTAAGTTTCATTTCAGGAACCGGAACAATTACAGGAACATACAGGGTCTATGGCTACGCAAACTCTTAAAACATTAGACGGCCACATTTTGCGCGACATGACTGACGCAGAATTAGCACAATACAAAATCGACCAAGCCGAAGCCGCAGCACAGATTGAAGCGCAAGCCGCTAAAGCTGCTGCACGGCAAACAGTCTTAGACAAACTAGGACTAACCCAAGATGAAGCCCAAGCATTATTGGGTTAAATATGCGGCCCTGCTTTTTATGGTTGCAGTGATCTGGGTTTGTAATGGTTGCACAGTTTCTAAAACAAACATTGAATATCAGTGCTTTACAAAGGCGGCATGCGACAATGAAAACACCTGAACAACAACACGCTGGGCTAATTGTATTTGTGGGCCGCCTAATGGCTGTGTGTTTTACATTTACAGTCTTGGCATTTATCTACGGAATTCTGTTTGTTGATCAACCAACAGAGCAAGCCCCTACAGATGCCCAGCTGATCGACCTGCTATCCACTTTGCTTGTATTTCTCACTGGCACATTGTCTGGCCTTGTGGCATCTAACGGCCTGAAAAGCAAAATAGAACCGCCAAAATAATGGCAACCAAAAAACAGGTGCCAGCACCAGCTGCTAGACCCAAAAAAAAATTGGTGATGCCATCCAGTTTGGCGCACATCAAACCTGGTGAACTTCCACAATCTTTGCTTGTGGCCGTCAAACCATATGGACAATTACACCCACTAGCCGCACAGGCCTACACAGCGTTACGTGAAGCAGCGTTTTCTGCAGGCATAAGCACTTTCAAACCCACTTCAGCCGGCGACACTTACCGCAGCATCAGTTTGCAAAAACAGGGTTTTCTTGCCAGATATCAACTTGAACCAATCCCAGGGGCATCAAACCGCACGTGGGAAGGCCGCACGTATTACCTAAAACCAAACAACGCCCCAATGGCCGCCCCTGGCACATCGCGCCACAATCTAGGTTTGGCAGTTGACATATCGCAGGCATCAGGTGACCGCCTGGCATGGATGGTAGAAAACTGTGACCGTTTCGGTTTCTGCTGGGAAGTTGACAGCGAACCCTGGCACATCTTCTATTACCCAGGCGACAAAATCCCAGCAGCTGTAGAAGCCTGGAA